CGCTGCCGTGCTAGAGAAGATTCTACGGGATGACTCAGAGAAGGACAAGAAGGGTTCAGCCTTAGCGTCCCTGACGGCCACCCTCAGTCACGAACCGACGCTCAGCAGACAACTTAGAGGGATTCTCTCTTCTCATGCTGCCACAGCAGCAGCAGAGGGCACTGTAGCCGCTGGAGCGGTCATTAACAAGAAGGCTGGGGTCGCTGTCCCAGACCTAGACGATCAGTACAAGAAAGAGCACACAGCGGTTGTCAAGTCTGGTGTCCACACAAACGGAGTGGATGCTACGGCTACCTTAGTGCTTTCAGGAATAGCGGGCGATCTCGCTCGCCAGATTCCAGGCCAAAAATACGACGGCCAGACGAGCGACAACATTCAAGGCTCTGTAAGCGCTGTAGTAGCGGCTGGACTCGGGGCGTCCCTATATGCCGAGATGGCTACGCACAGCATCTACGCCGCCGCCCAACTACAACAGATAGCCGATGCTGGCGAACGAGTGGACTTTATCACAGTAGGTGATGGCCGGGTTTGCCAGGATTGCGAAGATGCTGAAGCTGGAAGTCCGTACACCATAGACGCCGCTCCTTCTATCCCACAGCATGTGGGATGCCGCTGTTGGTACGGAGCAGCAGGCGCAATTAGTTAGGAGTTGTTTAGATGGGCAAGGCTCGCGTAGCGACCATTAAGGGAACCTTCCTTGTTCCCACAGTAAGCAAGAATCGCAGAATGTATACAGTGGAGAATATCGGTAACGCCGTTTCCCGTATGCAGAAGCGCTTGACCGGGAACGACGGATTACCGTTGACGATGTTCCCCTCTCACAGCACGGCAGATACCGACAACGCCTTGATGACCATCGGCAAGATTACTAAGGTGGCGCAAGAAGCGGATGGTTCCGCTACCTTCGAGGCAGACATTGCAGACACTACTGCTGGTCGCGATATGGCAACCTTGGTTGATCCAAGCAACCCATTCGTGAAGGGTCTTTCGATCCGCGGCGCGTGGATGGCTGAACCTAAGACAGTCGAAGCAGAAGACGGCAAGGATGCTACTACGGCGTCTGATCTTGATGTGTTCGGCATTGACTGGACCGGTCGCCCTGGAGTTGAAGGTGCTCAGATCACTGACGCCAAGCTCTACGAATCCGTTGGTCTTCCTGTATACGATGGTTTCATCTTCGAGTCCGCAGACGGCGAGGCTTTCTTTGATGAGGCGACCGAAGAGGATGACCACAAAAATCGCAACCTTTCTGAAGTAGCTGACGCTCTGCGTAACGCAGCCGATCTGCTTTCCGAAGCGGGGGATGCCCCAGGCGACGGCAGCAAGCCATACGGTAATGTGACTTACGCCGACCCCGGCTATCAGAAGGACAAGAAGAAGCGCTATCCGATGGATACCGCTGCTCACGTCCGCGCTGCATGGGCTTACATCAGTAAGGCTAAGAACGCTGGAGCGTATACCGCTCAGCAGCTTGCTCGCGTTAAGAGCAAGATCAAGTCTGCCGCTGGCAAGTTCAAGATAGACATCAGTGAAGACGTTACAATGCTTCCTCTTCAAGAAGCAATGGAAGTCTATGAGGCTTACGCTTCGATGTGCATCTACAATGCCGATGGAAACATTAGCGCAAGTGGTTCCGCTGATGCGGATGAGATCCAGAACCTTGCACGTCGCATCGCTTTTGCAGCAATCTCTGGTATCAACGCTCTAGATCCTGATAACGACGACGACATTGACCTGACGGCGCCATCAGGAGAAGCAGCACCAGTCCCAGATGACAACAATATGGAAGGTTCCCAGGTGTGCCCTGAGTGCTCCGAAGCGGACATTCCACCAAACTTTATGTTCTGCCCTCAGTGTGGAGCATCCTTAGCAAATGATGAGTCTTCAGAGGAAGAGTCCGAAGAAGAAACCACTAATACAGAGAGTGAGGAAGCCATCGTGGCTGACGAAACTACAACTACAGAGGCAGAGACGACAGAAGAGTCGGCTTCAACCTCAGAGACGCCAGCCGCAGCGCCAGCTATCACAATGACTGCTGACCAACTGACGGCTCTTGTAACTGGTGCTGTTGAAGCAGCGGTAAAGGCTGCTACGCCTGCTCCCGTTACTGAGACTGAGCCACAGGAAAGCGCAGAAGAGGCAGCCCTAAAGGCGCTTGTTGCGTCTATCCGTGAGGAAGAGAAGACAAGGGCAGACAACGAGGCACTGGAGGCCGTTCGTGCCGCTGGCCTTGTTCCTGGTCCTTCCGGTCTACAGGCTGGCGCACGCGCTGGTCAGTTCTCAACTCCAGTGGCCGAGGCAGGCAAGATCCCTTCCGCTCAGGAGCTATCTGAGATGAGCGAAGAGGATTACCTAGCCAACACATATGAGGCGCTTGCGGCTCACCCAGGTTGGTCACGTCTGATGAACCGTGCTGATGCACACGCTCGCGGCTTCTAAGTAACACTTTCCATACATTCCTCCGATTCTTGAAAGGATCACTCCCTAATGGCTACCCCTCTTGAAGAGGCGCTTACAGCGGTAGGCGCACAAGCGCTTATCCAGAAGCGTATTGACCCTAACTTGCTGGAGTACCAGCGCCGTTACGCTCCACTTGTGCGTACACTGCCTACTACACCTTGGAACTCCACGGTGTACTACTTCAACAACCGCACGCAGCAGCCTTCCGGTGGTTTCGTAACTGACGGTGGCGCACGCGCTGTGACCACTTCGACGTACAACCAGAACCTATACCCAATCAAGCTCTTGCAGGTTGTGGGTGCAGTGACTGGTTACGCTCAGGCTGTGACCGCAGACCTGATCGGCAACTTGCGCGCCAAGGAAATCATGGGCGCCGCAAAGCGTCTGTACTGGTCGGTTGAGAACGCTATCTGCTGGGGCAACGCTACCGCTACCGCTGGTGGCCCATACCCTCAGTTCGACGGCCTTGACACCATCGCTAACGTTTACTCCGGTTCGACGCAGAACGCCATCAACTTCCAGGGTGGCGCATTCGACCTGGGTGCTCTTGACCAACTGATTGACCTGGTTGAGAACAACGTTTCCGAGGATGTTTGCAACAGCGAGTGGATGTTCGTCCTTTCGCCAACCGCTGTTAGCCGTCTGGCTCAGTTGTTCACCAACCAGCAACGCTTCGTTGACGAGGTTGAGGTTGCAACTGGTCTGATCGTTCCTTCCTACCGTAACGTTCCACTTGTGAAGACGAACTTCTTGTCTCCACGCGGTTCTGCTATGAGCGCCATCACGGCTGCTGGAGTTAGCTCCGGTGGTGCGCTGGCGAACGGCACCTACTACTACTACGTTTCGTTCATTGTGGACGTGAACGGTGAGTCTCAGGTGCAGCAGCTAGAGGTTAACGCCTCCGTTACTGGCAACGGTGTCATCACGCTGTCCTTCACGCCTCCTACCGGCTTCGAAAATGGTGTGCCTCTGTCCTACAAGGTTTACCGTGGCACGTCGTCCGGTGCGGAGTCTCTGCTTGGATACGTTGATGCTAACGTTAGCCCAACTCAGGGTCAGGCTCAGCCTTCTGACATCGTTCAGGCAAACCAGATCATCGACAACGGTGTAACGCTGATTCCTCAGTACAGCGTTGGAAGCGTGCAGAATGCCTCTAACCCGGCTACCTACGCTGCGATTGGTGAGAACTCCAATGAGTTCCCTCTAAACACCAACTCGGGTCAGAAGGTATACCTGATCGCACGCAACTCGGACTACATCATGCGTCCTTACGTTCGTGAGTTCACGCCAGTTGACGTGTACCCAACCACTGCTTCGCCTGACTCGTTGCCATTCGCAACGGTAACGGACACCACGCTTGCCGTGCGTGCTCCTAAGTACATGGGCAAGCTGGCTAACACCACCGTAAGCCTGTCCAGCTAAGGCTGACGACACTTTCTGGGACAGGGGTAGAGCGTAGCCGTTCCTCCGACCCTCTACCCCTGTCCTGGAATTTATTGGAGGAACAATAAATGAGCGACAAAGTACAGTTAACAAGCGCTGGTGCCCCAAATGGCATTGACGAGTATCACTGGGAACACACGGATTCGGTTGTGGCTGTTCCCCAGGAAGTAGCAGTGCAACTGTTGCGTATTCCAGGTGGCGGCTATGCTGTAGTTGAAGCATACAAGGCACTTCCGGTTCCATCTGCACCACCGGCTTTTGCACAAAAGGCTGAAGCACCGGCAAAGAAGGCACCGGGTCGCCCCAAGAAGGCCGCTGCATCCCCAGAAGAAGACAAGCCATCGTTGGTGGCAGCGCTGGGGTTGGTAGAGAACAAGGCAGGATAGCGATAGAGAGGCTGAGCGGTGACTGAACCAGAGATTACTCAGGATCTAGACTATCAGATTCCTGGTGCGCTCACTACCGTTGGTCGATTTATGCGACGTTATCCAGAGATAGCCAAGCAGCGCGATCCGATTGTTATCGAAGAAACGCTGATTGAAGCTACGGCGGATCTGGAGTCTATGACTTCACGCCGCCTGGTACCATTTAACAACATAGTATACGAGGATATGCTGAACGGCATTGATCCGAACGAATACGGTGACGCCAACACTAGTATGCCATTGAGCATCTATGGCTCGCTGGGCATCTCGTTCGCCAATGCTATAGGTGCCGACGACCTGGTACGTCACTTCTTCTTGGATCACTATGCTCCACTCTACTCTGAGCTATGGACATACGATATCCAGTCTATGGAGATATTCCTAACCTACGGCAACTCTCAGCCCATCGACTTTGTTGGTGGAGGGATTGTCGGTCCTGAGATTAACTCAGGTCACTGCTGGTTGCGACTTGGCACGTTCTCTCCTGAGGGCACGCGCATTAAGGTTGTCTACAGCGGTGGCTACACGGTGGGTATTCCACCTGACCTACAGCGCGCCTGCCTGATGCAAGCCGCTAAGCTATTTGCCATCGACGGTACTATCGTTATGCGTGACGGTGTAAACCTGAACGAAGTTAGCGACACCATCGACCGTGCCTTGGCTCCTTGGATGAGGTACTAGTGGGTGTTGAAATACTTCCTGGCACGGACGCCTTTCAACTACACCTAAAGGAAATAGAGGCTAGGGCATTAGACTTTATGCCCGCCATGCCAGCGATGGCTGAAGTTTTCTATCAAGCCGAGAAGCAAGTCTTTGCCGAAGAGGGTCCGAGTTGGGCGCCTCTTGCTGATTCTACGATCATTCGCAAGCAAGGCTTGTCTGACGAGATGATGGTTCGTGGGGACATAGGCAGCGAAGGTCTGAAGCAAAGCCTGACTTCGCACTCTGCCCACTCTGTTTACCGTGCGACTCCACTCTCCTTGGACATTGGCACAAGTGTTTCGTATGCAGCCTTCCACCAGGAAGGTGCCGAGGGTTTCTCCCCTATCAGAAAGATCGTTCCAGGGATTTCGTCTTCGAATGGCTTCTACATGGTTGCCACTTGGTTCGAGATTCTTCAGAACTACTTAGTCCACGGAATTGCCGGTAAGTTATAATGCCTGGATTCCCAGACCCAACTACACCTTGGTGGCAGGATTGGGGGCTGAGCTACGTTGGTGATCCCTACGGTCCTATCCTTGGTGGACACTCCGTACAAATCGCAACGCTCCGCACCCTAAGAAAGTGGCTGCCGGTCTA